AGGTACAGGATACATACCAGAACTTAAATTATCCATCCCATCAGGTGCATATTTGTATCTTATTGCTGATGGGTTTTTTGGGTCATATGCTTCTTGTCTTTCAATATGATATGCAGTATAAGGAATAACATTATAAACCCCATATTTTTCAGCTATTTCTAATTTTAAGAAAAAATCACCATATTTACACATTTGGCGAATCCACATCCAAAGATTAAATTCAATATTTAGTACATCATAAAATAAATTATATAGTATTTTTTGAACATCCTCATTAGCACTTCTAATTTGGATTACTTCACCCATATCATTTTTTAAAGTTGACTCATCAGCTAATATATCTAAGGCAGAAGCAATAATTGCATCTTGATCCATTAAGTCATATTCAGAATATAATTGTGGTCTAAGGTATTGGTAATTTTGGTTAAATTGAGCCCCATACAAAGAAGAAGCATTAGTAGAATATATTCTATTATATCTATCTACTAAAGAATTAGTAGCAATTTCACCCGTAGATTGAATTTTACCACTATCAATCACTTTTACCTGATTACCCCCAACATTTCTGATGATTACATCAGTGGAGAATAATCTTTTTAATCTTGAAAATACACTTTTATCAGCCATAATTTATTGTTATTGTTATAAATATTATTTAGAAGAGCCATCTAATGTCTTCTTTACCATCTCCAAAATTTTGTTCATATGGATTTTTACCATTTTGATTACTACCATAACCTCCTTGATAAGGGGTTCTATTTACCGACATATTACTTAATACATTTTTAGTGGAATCTAAACCACGTTGGCTTAGTCTTAATGCCGTATCTCTAATATACATAGCTATCCCAAAGGCCATTACTAAATCATCGTTATATCCAGTTTGAGCTTCTGCTCTACCATTCTTCCAAATAAAAACTTTCATTTCTTCTACCAATCTTTTTGATTGGATTGTTACTCCTTTATCACTAATATATTCTTGAAATTTACCTATTACCATAGGACGTGTTCTAGAAGACATTGTAAAACCAGCTACCATTTTCGAGTGATCTTCATATCTATCAAAATACGAACTAGCATTGGGGGAGTCACTCCTTTGTGAATAATAAAGGTTAGAATATTGTCGATCAATAGCTACTTGTATTGTTGCCCAACCAATATTAGCATTTTCTATTACTAACATAGCCTCATTATACTCAGTAGCTAAACCTACTAATAAGTGACCAAATTCTTTAGTTCCTAATTGCCCTTTATATTCCGCTACTTGTATATTATCGGCAACATCTATTACATGGCAAGTAGAAAAATCTTTTCCATCTCCACGGGCAACATCAGCTACAACAATATAATCTCTTGAATAATCTGGAGACTGCCATACCCATAAATTTTGGTCTGCTCCTCTACGTTCTAGTGGATCTTTAATATGGGTTTTTTCGTAATATTCTAAATATTCATTATAAAATACAATGTCACCTGATGTGCTAAAATCACAATCACATTCTTGGGCTGCTAATCTAGGGTCACCTAATAAAGCATTTTGAGCATCTCTCCATTTTTGGTCACGTTCTGGGTGTACGTACCAAGGTAATTTAATAGGTAAAAAATCATTTTCTCCAGATTCGGCTTTAACCCATGTTTGATGAAACCAATTACCAGTACCATAAGGTGTAGATAATACTATAGCACCACCACCTGTTGCTAAAGTTTGTTGTGCAGAAGCCCATGTCTCCGCAATATTATCTATAAAAGCTGCTTCATCAATAATTAGTAATGATACTGCTTCTGAACGTGCTGCATCAGCATTAGAGGATTTAGCTTGTATTTTTGAACCATTAATTAACCTTAAGGATAATTTATTATTTTCAGCAGAATCTACTTTAAGCCACGAGGGTAAATTTTCCCACATGAATTGTACTTTAGTTACTAAGTTTCTTGCTGTTGCCTGTGTAGTTGCTAATGCTAATACATTTCGATCTTTATGGAATGTCATTAACCAAAGTGAATAACCTGCTGCTAGAGTTGATATACCTAACTGTCTAGATTTTAATATAGCACTATAATCGTTGTTTTGAAATAACGTTAATACTTTTTCTTGAAATGGGTACAGGTTAAACTGTATGCGCCCACGTTGTGGGTGCTGTATATAACAGTATTTACGCATAAAATGTACTGGGTCCTTAGCACATCTAAGATATTCTTGACGTATTACTTTTTTTAAATCTGACATGCAGTTATTTTAAAATAAGAATTGCACCACCAATTGCTATTAAACCAGTACCTCCTAAAATTTTATTTTTAAGTTTTTGTTTTTTTAAATCAACCCTTAATTTTTCATTAAGTTCTTCAGTAAATTTTAATTGAGATTTCTTTGTAGATAATATATTATTAAAATTGTTAACTTGGAAATTAAGATTATTAATAATACTATCTTTTAATATAACTTTATTTTCCAATAAAGTATATTTTGTTGAGGTTAGATTTAATTCTTTTTTAAAACTATCCCCAATTATTAAATCCTTAATTACTAGACGTGCTATTGATTTTTTTAAACGAATCGAAGTGCTGTCTATAACGTTCTGTGAAAAACTGTTCAAGCTCATCATACTTATAAAGATCAACACTATTAACTTTTTCATTTGTTTGATTTTTTAATGTAACTATTTTGCTATCTTGCTTACTAATTTCTTGGTCTAATACTGATATTTGAGTGGTTAACAAATCGATTTCTAATGTTAAGTTCTCATTTACATCATGTAAAGAATTAATTTTTTCATTTAAAGCTTCGATTTTACTATTATATTCAATAATATATTCTTCTTCATTTGAGGAGTACATATTAACTAAATAATAGACACTAAAAAATATTATAGCGAAATATAAAAACCTTTCTTTAGATGACATTATATCTTTTTATTATCTAATATACTTTCTAATTCTTTTTTTAATTTAGTTTTATCTTTTAAGATTTTAACTAATTTTTCTTTATCAGCACCTTCAGCTTTAGAATATTTTTTAGCTAATGATTTCATCTCACGAGTTAATAAAGCTAATTCTTCTTTTGCTTTAGATAAACCCTTAGTTTTTTTAACTTTAGCATCAGGGTTAAAAACTTCATCTTCTTCTTTAATATGAGATGTTGCTTTTTTGTATGAATCACCTTTATCTACTTTTCTGTATGCTATGGCTGCTTCTTTTTTCTTATTAGCAGGGATATCATCATCAGCATCTACGATATCATCGTATTTATCTTCATCTACTCTAGATGATTTTTTAAGTTCATCTATTGATTTACCTTGTTGTTTAGCTTTTCTAACTAATGAATTAAAGTTAGATAAGTCATACTCATCCCATGGTTCAACTTCCATATCATTGGATGTTTTTTCTTGACCAGCTACTGGTTTAGAATTTAGATAATGCATCTCATTTTGAGTTAAGGAAAAGAATTTATTTACTTGATCTTGAGTAGGCATTTTAGTTCTACCTTCATTTTCATCTAAACGAAGTGAACCTGCACTATCTATTACAGCTTGAACAAATCCTTTTGCATAAGACTTGGTATCAGGTCTATTTTTTAAGATAGATTTATCAAAATGCATATCAAATGATTTTTCTCCAGCTTCATACCCCATTTCTTCTAAATCAGCTAAACCAATATTAGCTTCTTCTATACCCGCTTCTTTTTTAGCAGATTCTAGATCTTTAACAGCTGAAGTTAATTCTTTAGTTTTTGCGATTTCATCCTCTGTAGATTCAGATAATTCAGAAAGTATGTTTTCTTTAATATATTTATTTAATTCAGATTTTTTCATTATAAAGGTATTTTATTATAAATATATTAAGAATTAGTACTATTTAAAATTTGTGTTATTCTTTCCTCTGTGGTTCCTGTAATTGTAATTATATTTTTAGCTCTAATAGATTGGGCCGATAATATATCTTGTATAGTATAGTCTATAAGATTTCTGTATTCTGGGTTTGTTTCTCTAACTCCATTATCTTCCATATCTACTCCTTCAGGAGATACATAAAATATATAATCATATTCTCTAATAAAGTTTCGAGCATATTCTTCAAATGTTGTTTTATCTATTGAATCAATGGAAGAAGCACATTGTGTAAAAGCCATAACATCAATTATAGTTCTATCTGTAATTATATTATCATGCATTAATTCACCACAACGTTCAGCTAAGAATACAGTTTGACCTTTTAATGTTGAATCAGTATTTAAAGGAATACCTAACGACATTAAATGCTGACTACGTTCTGTTGCGAAATTATAATCTTTAAATTGCTTTGTATTTTTTAAAGCATTTACTAATGTAGTTTTACCTACACTCATTGTACCACATAAACCTATTTTCATATCTTTAGTTTCTATAATCTGAAAGTGATGCTTTCATAGATTGGTTTTTATAATAAGGTAAACCTTCTCTTTGTTGTCTAATTTCGCTCCATTCATCCTTAGAATATGGGAGACCATATAAAAAATATCTTCCCTGTTTTTTATTTCCTTCAGGGTAAAGTGCAGGACCTTCCCAATTATGTAATTTTCCATCCCATGTATAGGCTATAGTACCATCTTCAGGTTTTATCAATTTTCTACTTTTTGGGAATGGTGTTGGTTTTTTTTCCATGTTATATGTTTATTATAATATACAAAATTTATATGCGTTATCCTAATTTTTTAATATATGTTCTGCAACATAAGTCCCTTGTGCACCACTTACCGTTATACCCCTAGCTGATAAAGCATCTCCAACGAAGTGGACGTTACTATATTTGGTGAGGGCTAGATTAGTATAATCGACAAGTGGCTCAGGTGATAGATATTTTACTTCAGGTACATAAATACCCCAATCATCTAAAAGTGTTGGGAATACTTTTTTCATGTCTTGAATAAAATTATAAACATATGGGAAATAGGGTTGCATTGCTTTTGATATTTCGTGTAAACGATCTACTTGTATAGCAGATACATTTTCACCTTCTGATGTTGTTGATGGTTTACGTGTTGGACTATAATATAATCCCGTACCATCTATTTGTAATTTTTTAACTACATCCCTTGACCATTCAAATGGTTTATCAATTCCTTGAACCTCCATTAAAATCCCAAAGTTAGTCATATCATTTCGGAATGATTCATCTTTTTTAGCGTGTCCATTATACGAATGGTCTCCATATGTTTCTTCTACTGCTACATAAGCTGCATTATTATTAGTACAAAATGATCTTAATGATACACCTTTATCTTCAAATTTTCTATATAATTTGAAATCATATGAGATATCAATTAGTTTTTGAAAGTGTTTTTGTGGTGCTTCAAATCGAACACCTATTTGTACTGGTTTTGGTTCGGTTGGGAGGTCATACTGTTCGGCTAATTGTTTACCAAAATCAATACCTGATTTACCTACACCAAATATAAGTTTATCATATGGTCTTCTAATTTTAATGTTATTAGTTTCAACTATATTTTGATTAAAATGTATTTGAGTTACTTTAGTTTCCCAAATAAATTCCACACCACCATCAACTAAAAAATCATACCAATTTTTACCAATTTCATGTAGATAATCTGTACCAACGTGCCATACTGGAAATAATCTTAATCCAAAATAAGGTTTAATAAAATCTGGTTCTGCAATAGGATTTGAACATTGTACTTCTTCTGGTTTAGGGTGAAAACGTTTAAAATTATCAATTACCTGATCCATTAATTCCATTGCTTTTTCTTCACCACAATATTTAGATAATTGACCACCAATTGAAGTATGATAAGTTAATTTACCATCAGACCAACCTCCTGCTCCTAAAAACCCTTCCATTACTTCGGAATATTTTCTATCATATGGGTTTTTACCCATATCAATAATGGTAATTTTACCTTTAAAACCCCCATCAATTAACTTAGTAGCAGCATTTACATTTGCTACTCCGGCTCCAACCATTACTACATTTTTACTCATATTGTATCCTTATTTATGTGTTAATATACGAAAGAAAAGTAGCGTCTCCAAATGAAGACGCCACAGATGTCAATTTATTTTTAATCGCGACAGGCTATGAATCTGTCTATATGTTTATTTTATTTTTATTTTAATTTAAGATCCCCCATGTACACTTACAGTATTTTCTTCGTGCTGGTTAGGGTTTGTATTTGTCCAGTAAATATTCCCTTCATAAGGTTCTAAGTTATCAGAAATATTATTAACATCTTCTTCGGTCCAACCCGTTACTTGAGTAAAGATATCTGTTGGAATTAGATAATATTCATCATCATACTCTGCTTCTTTATTTCTATACTGGTGGAATTTAGATATATTATCAAGATAGTCAATAATTTCCCATCCATATCTAAAGTTGGGGACATTCATATCTTCTTCAAATAACTTACCTTCAGCTAAATATTTTTTTAAATTAA